TATTAAAGGTATTAAAGGAGAACTTTATCCATGTAAACCTGATGTTTTTAAAAGTACCTATAATGTAGTAGAAGATAATAATGGAATTTTATCAGAAGGAGAAAAAAGAGTAAGAAAATCTTTTAATCCAAGTGCCTTAAAACGAGTAGAAAATTTTAAATCTATTACTGCTTCTGCTATTGATGAAATTGCAGAAGTAGAAAGAAGAGTTAAAAGTGCTTCTAAAGATAACCCAGAGTTAGGAGATTTTCTAAGAGAATGTGCAACTGCAAAAACAGCATTACAAGATGCTTCTATGTGGGGAGTTGCTGCATTAACACATCAAATAACTTTTGATACTTTTGAAAATCTAACTAATGAATAAAGCAGTATTTATTATTATAGATGAAACTCTTATCACTACTAAAAGTGGTAAGAGTTTTCCTATTAACAGTGAAGATTGGAAATTTAGAACCAATTTTTATGATTTATTTAAAAATGCAGTTGAAAAACAATATAAAATTGTATTAATAGATAATCAACTAGGAATAGGACAAGGATTTATTACAGAAAAAATATTTCTACATAAAATAGAAACTATTTGTAAAGTAATAGAAGAAGACCTTAAACTAAAAAATAATTCAATAATCTATACTTATTGTACAGATACTGAAGATTTATTTAGATTAAAACCAAATCCAGGTATGCTATATGAAGTAGCATTAGACAATGAAATAATATTAAAAGATAGTGTATTAATAGGAAATAGCGAAGAAGATAAATTGTTCTCTTTTATCGGGGGGATTAACAGTTATTATTCTTTGTGTCAATTACCTTTTATTAGTTTATAAATTATGAGAAGTAAATATTCTACTGCCTTTCAAACAGTAAAAGAAATAGAAAATAACCTTGCTAATTTACAACTTAGTAAAGATATTTATTCTACTCCTTATACTGGAAAACCATTAGCTACTAAATCAGAATATGTTGAAGGAGAACAAATGTATGCAACAGAAGATATTGCATTTGTTAATACAAGAGAATTTAGTAGAACAGGAGACTATTTTTTAAAAAACGGTGTATATACAAATGCACACCCTGTATATGATAGAGAAGAATATACTAGATTTTGGGATGAAGAAGAAAAAAGAAGAAAGAATGGTATGGTATTACCAGGAAAACTTATAAAAGAAAATGGTGTTTGGAAATTACAAGAAATTCATATTACAGGAGAACATTATGGTTATCTTAATTATGGTGAAATAAAAAGAAGTAAAGACTTTGAAAGTAAAAAAGGAATAATATTATCTCCTCATGGAGAAAAACTTGCATTAGAAAATAAAGGAAGAGGTACTACTAAAAAAAGTAAACTTCTTCCTGCTTTTTGGGATGGAGATTATTACTTTTTTAAAGCCGTAGAATTATGTAGAGAAGTTGAACGACATTTAGTAGTAGGTAAAGCAAGAAGAAAAGGATATTCTTATAAGAATGGATTTCTTGTTGCTAACCTTGCAGATTTATATCCTAACTCTACTTCTGTTGTTGGAGCTTATGATGGAGCTTCTTTATTTGAAGATGGTACTATGAATAAAGTACAAGGGTATCTTGACTTTATTTGTAAACATACTGATTGGAAAAAAAGAAGACTTCATAATAGACTAGACCATATAGAAATAGGATATAGATATGCAGGAGACCCTGTAAAAAGAGGATTTCTTTCTAATATATATACAGCTATATTAGCAAAAGACCCAGGAGGTCTTAGAGGTAAAGATGCTGATTTTATTATTGTTGAAGAAGTAGGTAAAATGGTTAATTTTGCAGAAGTTCTTGCACCTACTTTAAAAACTCTTGAAGATGGTATTCACATGACAGGTTTAATGATTGTTTTTGGTACTGGTGGTGGAGATGATAAATATTGGCAAGCCTTTGAAGATTTATTCTATTCTACTTATGAACAAAAATTTATTACTTTTGATAATGTTTGGGATGAAGAATTACAAGGAACAGGTTGTGGATTTTTTCATAGTGCTTTTATGTCTAAGCCTGGATTAATAGATGTACATGGAAATAGTGATGTTAGAGGTGCTATTGAATTTGAAATGAAGGAGAGAGCAAAATTGAAAAACAATCCTGTTAAATTAAATAACTATATAATGGAAGAACCTTTTTCTCCAGGTGAAGCATTTAGTAGAGCAGGTAATTCAATGATGCCAACAAGAGAATTAGATATTCAATTAAGAAAAGTATTATATGACCCTGATTTAAAAAACTTAGGTAGAGAAGGTATCTTTGTAGAAGAAAAAGGAAAAGTAAAATTTTATGATAGAAATATTTTAGGTAGTTCTTTAATGAATCCTATTCCTCCTGTTGTTAATGATTATCCATTACGACCTGATACAATAGTAGAAGGTTGTTGGGTATTATGGGAACAACCATATAGAGACCCAAGAACAGGAGAAATACCTGAAAATTTATATAGAATTTGGAATGACCCTTTTGGTATTAGTAAAGATGCAGATGAATTTACTTTAAAAGATTCTTTAGGTGGTACTTATTTATATGAAGTTGGAAATAATTTTACTCCTACAAAAGGAGATAGAATTATTGGAGAGTATGTAGGAAGAACTGAAGATATGGAAGATTATGATAGACAAATGTTTCTTGGAGCAATTTATTATAATGCTAAAATTCTGTATGAAAATGATAGGGGGGAAGTTTATACTAATGCTAAAAAACTAGGTTATCTTGATTTATTAGTTGATGAACCTGAATTTATGTATCAAAAAGATTTACAAGCAGGAGGAAAAGGAAGAAAAAAAGGTATTTCTATTGCTACTAACGTAAATAGAAAGATAAATGGTGCTATTTACGTTAAAAAATGGATAACTGAAAAGAGGGGAACAGACCAATACGGAAATAATTTACTAAATTTGCATTATATTTATAGTGCAGGATTGTTAAGAGAACTTATAAAATATGATGGCAAACGTAATGCCGACAGAGTTTCTACTTTAATAATAGGAATGTATGATATAAGAGAGCTATTACATAAAGGAATAAATCCAGATGTTCAATCATTTCACGCTAATAACGATACTTATTTTAATTAATTATGTTACTACCTCAACAAAAAAATACATACGCAGAAAAGACACGAAAAATATACAATTCTGATGGAGTTGGATATAGAACATGGGCTATGGATTGTGTAGATTATTATATTAATCAATTTTTATATGATAATAATCTACAAGAAGCACTAGATTTACAAAATGCTGTTGAAGGAATTATTGATGTTACTCAATATCAGCATTTATTAAATCCTTTTGGATTAACAGAAAATCCTAACAGCGTTAAAGTTGGTGCTAAATTAAGAAATCATAATATTTTAAAAGGAATAGTTAATTTATTAATGGGTGAGTATGGAAGACGTACTCACGAATTTGTTGTGACTGATTTTAATGGAGAAGACACTAATAAATATAAAGAAGGTTTAGCAAAAGTTTTAAATTCTTATTATGAACAAGAAACAGTTAATCAATTAAATCAACAAGGATTAGATACAGGACAGCCTTCAAAAGAACAGGGTACTCCAGAAGAAGTAGAAGAACAATATAAACAATCTTTTGAAAATTTAAGAGTAATCAGAGGACAAGATGCTATTGATTACATTAGATATGAACAAGAAGTAGAAGATAAGTTTCTTGATATGTATTATGATTGGCTAACTGTTGGATTAAATTACAGTTATAAATGTGTTCGTAATGACGATGTTGATTACGAATATGTGCCTATAAGAGAACTATATGTTCCAAAAGAATCAGGAAGACGTTATGTAGAAGATTCTTCTTTTGTAGTAAGAAGAAGATTTTTACCTATTAATAAAGTATTAGATTACTATCACGATTATTTAGATGATGAAGATTTAGATTATCTTAGTAATACTTATGGTATTAATACAAATTTATTTTTAGGTGCTACTCCTTTATCAACAGGACAAAATGGATTTATTAAACTTCCTACTATTGATAGTGCTGATTGTGGTACTAATGGAAAAATAGTTACTCCTGCTGAACAATTTTATGGTATTCCTGTTTATCATGTTCAATGGAAATCTTTTAAAAAATATGGTATTTTAACTTTTATAAATGGATTAGGTCAAGAAGATACTATTGAGGTTTCAGATGATTATGTATTAAATAAAGAATTAGGTGATATTAGTATTGAATGGAAATGGGAAAGTGTTGTTTGGGAAGGTACAAAAATTGCTGAAAGAGTTTATTGCTTATGTAGAGAGCTTCCTGAAAATAGAGGAGAACTTAATAATAAAGGAGCACAAAAATTAAGTTATAATGGAATTATTAATCGTAGTAAATCTGGAACTTTACAATCTATTATAAAAGAAGGTTTACCTTATCAAATATTAATAAACAGTTTACATTTTCAATTAGAAAAAATTATTAATAAAAATAAAGATAAACTTACTGTAATGCCTTATGGTTTAGTACCAAGAAAACATGGTATTGATACAACTAAACAAATGCACCATGCTGACGCTACAAGTATCTTATGGGTAGATGAAACTGCACCTAATGCTAGTTTTGCTGCTCAAATGATTAAAGTTTTAGATATGGGATTAGGAAGTTATATTAAAGATGTAATATCTATTATTCAATATATAAAACAAGAGTATTGGGATAGTATTGGAATGAATGCTCAAAGATATGCAGATGTAGCTCAAGGTGCAGGTAAAAGTGTTACTGAACAAGCTATTGTTAGAAGTTCTATTATTACCTATGAACTTACAAGAAGAATGGATAAGTTTATTGAACGAGAATATCAAGGTTTCTTAGACATTAGTAAACTTGCTTGGTCTAAAGGAGTTAAAAAACAATATATCTTATCTGATGGTTCTACTGCATTTTTAGAATTAAATCCTGATGATGCTATCTATCATTTAGAATCTGATTATGGAGTATTTGTAAAAGATAGTGCTGATTTAACAGAAGCCTTACAACAGTTTAGACAACTTGCAAGTGCTTATGC